GGCGTCATGCTTGAGCGGAGCGGTACCGATGGGGATAGCTAAGGCATTCCGTCGCCGTGGCGCTGGCGACGAGAAGCGTGGCCTCCAGTCGTGGTGGAACATGGCCGGCGCCCCGGGCTTCATCTCCGACAAGGCCTACGGCGCGGGCGGCGTCGACGCAGCGCTGCGCAACTCGGCCGCCTGGGCGTGCATCGATGTCCTGATGGATGCGCTGGCGCGCACGCCGATGGACGGCACGCAGTCGATTCGTGGCCGCAGCGTCTACATGAACCCTCAGCCGCAGCTTCTCGTGAAGCCGTCCGGTGTTGTCGGTCTCGATGTGTGGCGCGGCCAGGTGGGCTACTCCATGCTCACCGACGGCAACGCCTTCGGGCGTGTCGTGGCGATGGACACCCGCGCCAACCCCACCCAGATCGAGATGGTGGATTCCTACTGCGTGACCGAGCGCAAGGTTGTCGACGGCATCCCTTCGGTGCTCTACGACAACGAGCGCCACAATCTGTGGCCGTACGGCGATATGTGGCACGTTCCTGGGCGTCTGGTGCCTGCTGGCTCGCCGTTTGCTCTCTCGCCGGTGACGTACTCGGCCAAGGTGACCGGCACCACGCTGGCGGCCGAGGACTTCTCGCTGCAGTTCTTCACTGATGGTGGCCACCCGACGATGGCGTTCTACGTCAACGCCGAGATCACCGAGCAACAGGGCCAGGCCATCAAGGACTCGTACCGGCGCGGCACCCGAGGCGGGCGCGAGCCGGCCGTATTCGGCAGCGATATCCGTATGGAACACCTCCAAACGGACCCCAACGCCACCGGGTACATCGACCTGATGCGCTTCGAGGTGGAGCAGGCGTGCCGCTTCTGGCGGGTGCCGCCGTCGATGGTCTACGCCGCCATCTCTGGCCAGAACATCACCTACGCCAACGTCAGCGACGCTGACCTCTCGTACCTGAAGCACAGCCTCGACGGCTATCTGGTGCGCCTCGAGAACGCCCTGACGGCCATTACGGCGCCCTGGGTGACGGTCAAGGCCAACCGCAACGCCATCCTCCGCTCAGACGTGAAGGCCCGCAACGAGGTTTACGACATCCGGCTGAAGAACAGCACCATGACCGTCAACGAGGTGCGCGCCCTCGAGGACGAGTCGCCGCTCACCGGCGAGGAATACGACGTGCCAGGCATCCCCGCATCGCCCGCAGAGCTCGCAATCATCGAGGAAATCGCCATCCGCAGCCGTCTGGCCAGCCCGGACGAGATCCGCGCCGACCACGGCAAGGCCCCGATCCCCGACGGCACCGGCAAGGACTTCTACGGGCCCAATGCCCCCGGCAAGCCCGAGTCTGCAGCGCCGGCCCAAACGCCTGCCGATGCCACGGGCGCCGCCGCCGCACCTGCTGCGCCGGCCCCCAAGAAGTGAAAGTGCTTCCCCTGACCTCCCCGGAGACGCTATGAGCGCACCGAAGGACAACCTCGTGCGCGCCTGGGCGCGCCCGGAAGCCATGTCACTACGCGCCAAGGATGGCGAAGCGGCCGGCAACACCCTCTACGGGCACTTCGCCGTCTTCAACGAGTGGACCGAGATCAACTCGTGGATGGAAGGCCAGTTCCTCGAGCGCATCGCCCCCACGGCGTTCGATGACACTTTCGTCACCCGCAAAGACCAGATCCGGGTGCTGTACGACCACGGCGCGGATCCGTCCATCGGCAACAAGCCGCTGGGGCAGATCACCGACCTGCGGTCGGACACCACCGGCGCCTACTACGAGGTGGACCTGTTCGACGCCTCGTACGTCAACGACCTAAAGCCGGCTATCCGTAGCGGCCAGCTCGGTGCGTCGTTCCGTTTCCGGGTCACCGCCGAGGAGTGGGTTGACCCCACCGAGGCCACGTCGGACAATCCCGGCAAGCTGCCCCAGCGCACCATCACGGGCGCCGAGCTCTACGAGTTCGGGCCCGTCACCTTCCCGGCCTACGACTCCGCTACCGCTGGCCTCCGGTCGCGTACGGACGACTTCGCGAACCACCTCGTGAACGATCCGCTGTTCGTCCGCCGCTTCGTAGAGCGTGTCGGGCCCGCAGTGGTGTCCAAGATCCTCGCTGAGATCCCGCCGACGGCGGAACTAGGCGAAGACCCGCCCCTCGAACCACCGACGGTGGACGAGGGCAACGACGACGAGTCTCCGACGGAGAACGCCGACGATCACGCAGAAGACGCACCAGTGACCGCCGACGGCGGCGAGGGCGAACCAACCCCCCGCAGCACTCGATTCGAGTGGTGGAGCAAGCGCTCCGCCCCTTTCGAGGCGCACCTTTCTCGACTGGAGAAGATATGAACCCCCTGGAATACGTGCTCGCACGCATGAAGGAGCTCAAGCCCACGATCGACACCCTCGCGGCGATCGAGGACAAGGACATGACCCCCGAGCAGCGCTCGGAATGGTCCACGACCAACACCGAGTGGGACGCCCTCGAGGCGCGTCGCGCCGACCTGGAGGAGCGCCAGCTGCGCGCCAAGGCCGCCGGCCAGGTCAACTTCAACGTCAACGTCGCCCCCGACCCGTTCAAGGCCGACCTGCGCAACATGAGCCGCCCCGACATCCTCGGCGCCGCCAAGACCGCCGTCAACGAGGTGCGCTCCAAGTTCGTGAAGGACGAGCACGCCGAGAGCGTGACCCGCTTCATCGATCGCGGCGGCGTGCTGGGCGAGACCGTCGGCCGTCTGGCCCTCACCACGGCCACCGACGAGTACCGCGAGGCGTGGCTGCGTGCCATGGCCGGCCAGGCGCACGACATGGGCCTGCTGCAGCGGGCGTCGGACGAGTACCGGGCCATGACGGCCGGCACCGGCAACACCGGCGGCTACATGGTGCCGCTCTTCCTCGACCCCACCATGGTCATCACCGGCGCCGGTTCGTGCAACCCGTTCCGCAAGGTGTCCAACGTCAAGACCATCAACACCCTCACCTACAACGGTGCGACGGCTGCGCAGATCACGGCCGGGCTTCTGGGTGAAGCGGCGGCGTTCACGGACAACAGCCCGACCGTCTCGCAGGTCACGATCCCGACCTACAAGATCGGCGCCTACATCCCGGCGTCGTTCGAAGCGTTCGAGGACATCGACGCCCTCGCCTCCGACGTGCTGATGCTCTTCTCGGATGCGAAGGACAACTACGAGGCGTCGCAGTTCGCCACCGGCTCCGGCTCGGCCCCGCACGGCGTCGTGACCGACGTGGGCGCCGTCACGGCCTCCCGCGTCGCCCCGACCACGGGTGGCGCCTACGCCGCCGCCGATGTCTACAAGCTGCACCAGGGCCTCCCCGCCCGGTACCGCTACACCGACAGCGGCTCGCGCGCCTGGGTCGGCTCGGTAGCCACCATCGACTCCACCCGCCAGTTCGGCACGGCCAACAACTACGCCAACTTCCTGGTGGACATGGGCAGCGGCGCCCCCACGCAGCTGCTCGGTGACCCCATCCTCGAGGCCTCGCAGATGTCGAGCTCGTACACCACCGGCCAGGACGTGCTCCTGTACGGCGACTTCAGCCGGTTCTACATCATCGACCGCATCGGGATGAGCACGGAGTTCATTCCAAATCTGTTCGATCAGAGCACGGGCAGGCCGTCCGGCCAACGTGCGTGGCTGATGCACTGGAGAGTTGGCTCAGGTGTCGCTGACACGGGCGCCTTCCGTTTGCTGCGCCTGTAACCAGCACGTTTGTAGCACTTGCACTGGTATGATTGGAGAGGCCAGGGAGCTCCAACTCCCTGGCCTCAAGCCAACAACCTGTGTGAGAGGCAGTTGACAGTGCGGAAAATTACCAGCAAGTGCGTGATCTGCGGTACTGAGTACGACTCTGACCGCGGTGGTCCCGCTGGACGGCCTGCAGTGACTTGCAGCGATACGTGTCGCAACGTCCGTCGGCAGCAGACCAACCGAGAGTCACGTGAGCGTTCCAAGCAGAAGCAAGCACTGATTGGGTGCGCGCATCCTGGTGGGTGTCGGCGGCCTCACTTCGTGCTCGGATGGTGCGAGCTGCACTATCGACGGATGCAACGGAATGGCCACGTGGGCCCCGCGGGCACCTTGAATGCCCCCAAAGGGACCCGCCGCATCAACCACGACGGTTATGTGAGGATCGAGCGCAAGTTTGAGCATCGCATGGTCATGGAACAACTACTCGGCCGCCCCTTGTTGCCCGGGGAGAACGTCCACCACATCAACGGCGTGCGCGACGACAACCGGCCGGAGAACC